GAAGAAATGAGATTTTCGGTGATAATACCCGCTTTTAATGCGGAAGGACATATTATACCACTTCTTGAAAGTATCAAGGCACAGACCTTTAAGAACTTTGAACTTATCGTAGTTTGTGACAGGTGCAAGGATAGGACTAAAGAAATAGCTGAAAGCTACGGGGCGAAAACCCTTGAAGTCGATTTCGGGCGTGATGGATTAACAAGAAACGCAGGTTTAGACATAGCACAAGGGGAATACATTATCTGGAGTGATGATGATGACCATTTTCTGCATGAGTTTGTATTTGAACAGCTTGATAGAAAGTTAAGACAGGAAAACGATCCCGATTTATTATGCTTTAGCTTTATTTGGAAAGGGGTCATGTATGCAAGCCCCATAGCTAAATCGGGTCAGTTATATCCTTCGGTCTGGAATAAGTGTTGGAAACGTGAATTTATAGGCAAACATAGATTTACAGACGTTTATTCTATATCAGACTATTACTTCCACAACGAAATGATGAAAGTTCCTCATAGACAAGTAATTTATGATATGCCTATGTATTACTATAACTACTTACGAAAAGGTAGCATTAGTGACCAGATGGGGAGGTCGATTAGCGGTACGAAAAAAGCATGGCGTATCGATTAAGGTGGTGATTGCATGGAAGAAATCTGGAAAGATATTGAAGGGTATGAGGGCATTTATCAAGTCAGTAATTATGGACGAATTAAAAGCCTTAAAAGAATAAGTGATGAGGGCAGGCACTTACCCGAAATGATTTTGAAACTTGGCATACATAACGGATATAGAAATGTTGTGTTATGTAGAAATAGTATTACAAAAACATTTTCGGTACATAGATTGGTCGGGAAAGCATTTGTTCCAAATCCCAAAAATAAACCATGTATAAATCACAAAGACGAGAATAGAAAAAACAATCATGTGGATAATCTTGAATGGGTTACACAAAAGGAAAATGCAAACTATGGAACAAGAAACAAAAGATCAGGTGATAAGCATGGCAAAAGGGTTATTCAGTTTGACTTGAACGGTATGGAAATAAGACGTTGGATTTCGGCTGCTGAAGCGGGTAGACATTATGGGGTAAAAAGAACTGTTATCGGTGAAGCCTGTAGGAAATATAAGGGTAAGACTTGCGGTTTCTTATGGTGTTATGAAAGTGAGGTGACAACATGAACATTTACATCTACACACCACAAGGCTTTGAAACAGGCGGAATAGAGCTTTTACATCAACTATGCCATGAACTGAATACCTACGAGGATATAAACGCCTATATATGGCATGAGAAAAGCGTAACCATATCCGAAACGTATAAGCAGTATGGCAATAATGGTGTTGTTACGGATTTACCGCCTAAAGGTAGCATACTGATATTCCCTGAATCGTGGGTACGCAAGGCTAATGAACCCCGTTACAAAGATTACCAGAAGGTAATTTATTTCGAGAGTGTCTACTATTATGAGGCTAACATTCCGAAAGATCAATACTTGAAATTTCCTGAAAACACAATATTCTTATCGCAATCATGGTACGCATATTGGTATCTACAGGGCAAGCATATTGAATCCATCTACGTTACGGATTATCTGAATGACGAATACATGACGGCTGATTTAAGTAAGCCCCGTAAACGTCAGATACTTTATAACCCTAAAAAGGGTTTAGGGGTTACAAAGCGGATCATGGCTGAATTGCCTGATGAAAAGTTTATCCCTATCGTAAACATGACGGTTTCCGAGATTAAAAGCCTAATGGAAGAATCCATGCTGTATATAGACTTTGGCAATCATCCCGGAAAAGACAGAATCCCCCGTGAAGCTGCCATGTGTGGATGTTGTGTTATCACTAATACAGAGGGTAGTGCTTATTATGTGGATGTTGGTACACCGTTCAAAATTGATATGAAAATTGAAGGTTCTCTTGGGCGTGTGGTTAAGCAAATTGAAACCTGTTTAGATGATTACAATTACTGTAAAGATACTTTAAAAGCCTATTGTGAATCAATCCGACAGGAAAAGACACAATTCAAAGAAGGCGTTAGAAAGTTAGTTAACAGATTGTGGAAGGTGAGCATATGACAAAATTATACGGAATGACAGTAAAGCAACTTAAAGATACGCTTGATGAAATGAAAACGGTATATCCATACAAGGATGAAACTACCAGAATGGGTGAGGTTAAAGAGTTTGATCCGCCTCATGTATGTCATGTAGAGTTGATTACAATGGATGAACCTACAGGCGTAAGAATAGTTATGTCAAAGGGAGTTAATGCAGGAAGCGAGGAATGGTAAATATGGAATATGCAAAGGTTGACGCAAAATTAGTAGCGTTATGGACTAAAGAACGTGACGAGGTTGTTAAGACCTATGATGTTGAGAAATTCAAGGATTTTTACAGGAAGTATCAGCTTTTAGGCGTTTATCCGTCAGAGATACGCTTACCTAAAGATGCGGTAATTGAGGTATCGTTACGCAAGATGGTTTACCATACTAAAAGTGCTACACGCAAGGAAAAGGCTGAGGCTGAAAAGTGGCTGAAAGAGCGTGGCTATAGTACGGATATGTGAGGGGTGACAGGATGATAGAGGTTGAGAGAGTACCCGTAGGACGGGATTGTCAACATTGTAATCGGACATATGGGACATTAGGTTGTTGTTCTACAGTTAGTAATAAATGGGTTTATTCTTGTGAAGAAGGTCACAAAGAATATGAAGAAACACATAAACAAATGACATTACCAGACGCAAAAATAAACTTAATTATTTTAGGTAGCATATGCAGTAAGCAGCCATTTTGGGATGATGAAATGCAAGAGGCGATTAAAACATCAATCAAGAGCCTTGATGCGTGGAATAAATTGAAATCCGAGATCATGGCAATCGGTAATTGGCGGGATGAAAGCGAGATTTCTAATGATGGTGTTAAGGATTGCTTGTCGATAATAGACAGGCATATAGCAGAGATAAGGGGTGATACAGAATGACAGACGAATCTATGAGTTATCTTGACGCATTAAAAGAGATTAAAAGGCTGAAAGAAGCATTGGACAAGATAAGGGCAGAGATAGAAGAACACGTAAAAATCAATCAAAATTTAAACACAGATAGAGCAAGAGCATTATGTTGGTGTCTTGACGTAATTGACAAGTACAAGACAGAACGTGAGGTAAGGAATGAGCTTTGATAAAGAATGGGAAGTTGAAGCAACTATAGAGATTAAAACATCATTTTTATGCGACACAAAGGAAGAAGCGGAGAAAATGGCTAATGAGTATTTAACAGAATTGTGTACAGGGTTATATCCAGATTGTTGTTCCAACAGCTACGAAATTGAGAGCATATACAGTTATACAGAGGCAGGTGATACAGAATGACAGACGAAGAAGCAATCAAGATAATTAAAGCAGCAATGGAAACTATGTATTTGCCAAAAAGTAAATCATACATATCTGATTTTGGGTATGCTTTAGAATGGTTAATTCAAAGACATGAGGAAAAGTGGATTCCTGTCAAGTTTAGAAAAGCAACAGAAGAAGAAAAAAGGCAATATGAAGAATATGGAATACATGATATTGAAGAATGTTGGGATTGTCCACTGCCTGACGATGGGCAAGAGGTTTTAGTTTCAACAGCTTGGGGAGTAGATAAAGATACTTTTTATATAGATAGTTATTATGGTATGGGTTTTGAAAATTATGACTCAGAAGATGTGGATGCATGGATGCCTTTACCAGAATCATACAAGGTAGGTGATACAGATGGCAAAGATGCCGACAATGGATGAATGGGCAGAGAAGATAGGCAACAAGGTATTAAATGAATATGTCTATAACGGCAAAACCCTGAAAGAATGGATAGACCTAATAGCAAGCGGAAAGTTAGTAATGATCCCAGACAATGCAAAAAATGGTGATGTACTAAAAGCATTATTTGATAAGCGAGGATATACATCATTACAAGCCAGAATGGAACATACAATGTGGTGGAACTCACCATATAAGGCAGGTGATACAGAATGAGCGTAATATTAACAGGTATGGAAATGCCGGAAAATTGCATACATTGTCCGAAACGAAAAGTTCTACATTTTTATACTGGCTTCTATAAAAACTCCTATCAGCTATGTCCTATGAATGAGGATGGATATTTAACGGAATCATGGTTTAATACAAAGAAATTAATGGATGAACCAGATTTTAAATCCGAACATTGTCCACTTAAATCTACGGATGAATTAATCCAAAGGCTTAATGCCGAATATGAAAGAAATGTTAAAAAACTGCATTGGCTTGAAGCAATCGGTTTCGGTAAAGCAATAGAGATAGTGAAAGAATATTTTGAGGCAGGTGATACAGATGGAAACAGTTGAGGTTGTGATTAAAATTGATAAAAATACATTTGATGCGGTTAATGAATTATCAAAATTTGTAGATGGTAATCACATAATTAATGGTTACCAAATGAAAGGTAGCAGTACAGTCGGTAGCATGATAACAGCACTTGCAAAAGGCACTGTACTCCCAAAGGGGCATGGAAGATTGATTGATGCAGACGCTGTACTTGAAGAACCTTTTGGAAATACATATAGGGATATTGACATAGCAGAAACAATCATAGAAGCAGACAAGGAGGTAGACAAGGAAAAGCCAAACATGATGCAACAAACAATGGACTTTCTAAAAAAATTATATTTACAGAACAAGGAAGAAATCGACAAGACTACTAAAGAGTTTTATGCACAAACAAAGGATTTTAACGAAGATATAGCTGAAAATGTAGCGAGTATTGAAGTGTTACAAGAAATACGTCAGCAAGTGTGGGACATTACATCAAAGCATTTAGATAGCCAAAGATACGCATTGATTAGAAAAGCGGATGTTTTAGACATTATTAATCGACATTTGTCGGATATGCAGAGAAACGTTCCAACAGTAATCGAGCCAGACAGGGAGGGTGAGGATGGCTGATTTAGTAAACCGACAGGATATACAGGACGCAATGAGTGAATACGGGGTCTGGAATTATTTTGAAATGACGCTTGGGGATGATGCTTTACAAAGTGCTATAGATAGCGTTCCTATTCCGTGGAATCCTGTTAGCAAAAATCCTAAAAAAGATGGGCGATATTTAGTGACTACGGATTTTAATATTGTTACGATCAAGTCTTTTGCAAAAAATCTACGGAAAGTTGATAAGGACGATTTTGATAAGGTTGAACCGGGATGGTATGACTATGATAGTGATTTCGGCTATTACAAGTACCATAAAGTTATCGCATGGATGGAATTACCAGAGCCGTATAAGGAGGCAGACAATGAGTGCTGAAAACGGAAAAGTTTGCTGTAATTGTCGGCATAACGTAAGAAAAAAGGATATACATAACGGTGGTACTATTTGCCTTTGCGATATCGATAATGATAGATATTTAGGCTATACCGAGGTTATGACAGGTTGGTGTCGGCATTGGGCGAAAGATAAGGAGGTTAAGGATGGCTGATACTAAAGTATGTGATAGATGCGGGAAAGTAATTCCATTTTTAAGTAAGGAACTTTTAACAGAAAAAGAAGCATGGCGATATGAAATCACAAAAGATTGCCACCCATACCCTGATGTAATTACGATTGATTTATGTCTGGATTGCAAAAGGGATTTAATGCGGTGGTTAGAAAAGAGGTAGATAATGGCTGATAGAGATTGTGAGCATTGCAAGCACTATATGACATATGAACATAATGGCGAGATTCTTTATGCGTGTAGTGAGTGGAACTGTCATTTTGAACCAAAGCATAAGAACGAGGGTTTATATACCGAGATCACGATTAAGAAATACTCACATGACGCAAACGGAAATATTGAAAGTGCTGATGAAACTACTTACTACGTTGACAGCAAGGATAACAACGTAGTGGAACAAGTAATCGACAAATTCTGTATTGCAGTAATGCAAATGGAGAAAAAGGAGGTTAAGCATGAATAATTACATAATCTACATTTCAAAGAAACGTAGCCCAGAGGATAAGTACGGCATCTCTTGGGGACAGGTTGAAACGCTTGAATATGACGAGGAAAAGGCTAAAGCCAAATTTGATATGTTAAGGATTTTGTTTGGCGAAAACTTTATCCTGCATATGACTATGAGGTGAGCAACATGGCTAATTGTAAGTTTTGTGATCTTTATTATTTCCTAAAAAAAATAGAAAACCAATGTCGTAACGAGGGTGAAGAAAAGGCTAAATACGATTATACGGTAGCTTTAGTATCTCATTCATGGAAACCGAGCATCCGAAAGAAAAAGGATGCGGGCAGAATTGTTAGATATAGGCATAACGGTTTTGGCTTTAAGCTGAAATTTTGTCCTGAATGCGGACAGGAATTAAAGAGGCGTAAAAGATGAAAACACAGAGAAAATTACTGACGGATGAACAGAAAGAAAAAATCTGTAAGGCATATGGGTATCATTGCTATAAATGTCCGATAATGAAAGAATTTGATGATGGTTATTGGTGTACGATTGGTGTTAAAGAAATGGAAGATTTTATAAGAGAATTTTGGAACGAAGAAATTGAAATTGAGGTGGACTTATGACCGAGATTGACGAACTGAAAGCCAGAATTAAGGAACTTGAAGATGAACGGGAACATATTTTTGCACTCCTGAATAAGTATTTTGAGAAGCCCTGTCAGTATGAGGAAGTTGTTGACATTATGGCACATGATTTTATTGATACTGTTGACGGGCAACCTAATGTTAGTTGGTGCGAAGATCATTGCAAGCCGACAGGGTTTGAGGGTGATGTTAACTGTTGGAAACGTTTGATAGAACTTTTAATGAAGTGTGAGAATGAACAGATGGAGTACGGGAAGGAGTAGACAGATGATTAGTGCAGGGATAGCTTGGGATAAAACAAGATTTCAGGCAAAAATAATAGAGTTTAGAAACAATATCGACAAGAGCATAGAGAAGGCTATTTCCGAGGGTAAGTATGGGTGTGAGGTAATGTTTGATTGTGCCTTGCCTGATTCTGTAAGAAAAGAAATAAGCATGGAATTAAGAGAAAATGGATATGATTTTATAATGCCGCCTTACGAAAAACAGCCTTCTGATATTCCTTGCGATCAGGCAAAGTATTACGATTACTTGACAATTAATTGGGGTAGAGCAAATGAATGATTTGACGTTAGAAGAAATCCAGAAGATTAAGCACCGCTGCAAAACACCAAATAAAGGTGAATGGGAAGGCGGCATGGTTAGGTTTGAATGTCCCCTGTGCAGTAGGCACTTTTATGTTATTAGTTTAAGGGATTGGACATTTAAACGTAGGATAAAGACTAAATCCACGTTTCTGATTTACCTTTGTTCATACGGTTGTAGTCGCAAATACGATAAAATATTCGGATAACCCGATCTATATCAGTACCCGTTCCATAGGTGATAACGATAGTAACATCATTTATGGAGGGGGAAATATGGATATTAGTGGATTTAAACCGATTGAAGGCTTTGACGGAAGGTATTTGATTGATCGGGATGGGAACATCTTGTCTATGTATAGGTATTCTAACAGATTTATGGTTAAACTTGAAAAACCTAAACTACTACATCCTATAGTGAATAATAGCGGATATAAGGTAGTAAATCTATTTAAAGGTCATAGAGGGGCAGTTAAATATCAAGTACATAGATTGGTAGCCTTGACATTTTTAGATAATCCTGAACATAAAAAATGCGTATGCCATAGGGATAACAACAAACTGAATTGCAATGTGGATAATCTTTATTGGGGAACATATTCAGAAAACAGTACACAAGCATATGATGATAGCTTGAAGAAAGATGCACCACCTATTGCAAAGTTGGATTTAAACAATAATGTGTTAGATGTGTATTTGAATCAAACCAGAGCAGGAAAGGCTAACAATATACCTGCTTCAAGCATTAACGAATGTTTAAACCATGAAAGAAGGAAAACAACAAAAGGGTTTAAATGGAAACGAATTACAAGAATGGAATACGAGTATTACAAAAATATTGATAGATAGTCAAAGAAGGGGGAAAAGGGAAAATTGTGCGCACATTAAACCGAGGTTTGCCCCTGTAGATAGAAATGCCGAGAACAAGAGAAGATAGACTATTCTTTTTAAGTATAAAGATATGCCCTGTATGTAGACGCAAAAAGCTGTATTACGGGGAAAAGACCTGCATTGAGTGTAGGGCTGTAAAGAACGAATATAACATAGAGTATTACCAAAAGCATAGGGATGTTTTAAATGAGCAAAACAAGGTAAGGAACAGAAATAAGTACAAGGAACGCAAAGAACAAGGCTTATGTGTGGATTGCGGGATCAGGAAAGCTGCCCCTAACAAGGTTAGATGCTATATTTGTCTGGATAAAAATGCCAGAGATAGTCGAAATAAGCGGTTAAGACAAAGTGAAAGGGGTGTTTCGCATGGATGATGCAAATGACCTCTTGAATTTTTTTGAAAATTATGATAATGTATTAGCCAACTTCATACGGCAAGAATATGAAAAGATGAACAGACAAAAAATTCTTGACCAAACAGAAATATGGTACGCTACAGATGGCAGATGGAAAGCCTATGTAGATGTAGCCGGAAAAAGGAGGCTGATAGCAAAGAGGGTTAGGGCTGACCTCGAAGATGCGATTATAGAGATTCATAAAGACCCTAAGATCAAGTTTAAAGAATGTTTCGATAATTGGGTTTCCGAGAAATTGGAATACGGAGAAATCCAGAAACAGACTTATGACCGTTATACTGCTGACTATAAGCGGTATATACACGGGACAGAACTTGAATACAAAGAAGTAAAACGAATTGATGAACTTTATCTGGAAAACTTTATCAAGAGCAAGATAGCTGACGAACATCTGACCGCTAAAAATTGGGGAAACATGAGAATACTGATAAGCGGTTCCATGATATATGCCCGTAAGCATGGCTATACTGATATGCGTATAAGCCTGTTTATGTCGGAACTACAGTTGTCAAGTAAGATATTTGAACGTAAGGAAATCAAGGATGCAGAACAGGTATTTGCTATAGATGAAGAAACAAGGCTAAAGCAGTATATAACAGAAAACCCTGATATGTTGGGTTTGGGTGTAGCGTTAGCATTTATGACAGGTTTAAGGGTTGGTGAGGTATCAGCCCTTAAATGGTCAGATTGGAACGAGGATGTGCTGACGGTACAAAGGACAGAAATAAAATATAAAGGCAAACATGGTGAGTGGATAGAAGAAGTCAGGAACTTTACTAAAGGGCGTGACGGAATCCGTCCTGTAGTGCTTACGGATCAGGCTAAAGAAATCATGCGTAGCCTATATGCCTACACGGGTGAAAAGAATGACTACGTTTTCTTGCGTGACGGTAAACGGATTAAAGCTGCTTGGCTATCCAACAAGATAGAATCATTATGCAGATGTGTGGATATTCCGTTTAGGAGTTTTCACAAAATCCGTAAGACATACGCAACGAAACTTATAGATGCAGGTGTGCCGGAAAAAGTTATTGAAAAACAGATGGGGCATACCGAGATACTCACCACTAAGAAACATTATTATTTCAACAATAAGCAGGTTTCCGAAATCAAGGAACGGCTTAATAAAGTGTAATCAAATGTAAACGCACTGTAAAAGTGGTGTAAACCCTTATGTATCAAGGGTTTCCGTGATTTAAGTTTCGCTTCGAATCCCATTAGGTGCGTTACAAACCCTTATTTTTCAAGGGTTTCCAGATATGGAATTGATTACTGTAATCAAAGTGTAACCAAACAGGAGAGAGGAATGGCATATTTACAAGCCGTATGAAGGTTTCCTCTTGAATATGGTGTAACCAAAGTGGTGAGATCACAGGAATGTGGTCTTATTTTTTATGCCAAAAAATTGCAGAAAAAATGGGTAGACGCATCACCATCTACCCTAACCACATCACAAAATCCATTAAAGGAGTTTTGTAATTATCTGTATTGTAGCATACCCGTAGGCTAAAATCAACGTTTTTCTTTGTACGTTTTTCTTTATTGGGAGCTGCCGAAATTTTTAATGCAAAATTTTTAAGCCCCCCTATGTTAACGCTCAAAAATCCAGAATTTTGATTTTAAAAAAGTTGCCGATTTTGCCCCTGTTTTATGCCGGATTTGCTCATTTTTAAGCGTTTCCGCTTGACTTGCAAAATGGGATTGTGTATAATGATTATACTACAGATTGATTTTTACCCCATATGCAACACTTTTTTCTTCATTTCACTTTAGCTCTTGTCTTGCAGGATAAGGGCTATTTTTTCTTGTCTAACTGCTGAAAATTTCGGCAGGATTTAGACGGGATTTAGACAAGCATTATGCCTGAATACCCGATATATAAGCGGTTGCATATGCGTAGGAATTTTATTTCCAGACTATGCAGAAACTTTTGCTGAAAATGCTGCTGACTTATGATCCGAAAATTCCAGATGCACTTCCGCAGGTTTTCCGTCCTGTTTTCTTCCGAATTTTCAATACACATTTTCGTGCTTTTCTTCCTGTAATATGCACTCAAAATTCACAAGATTTTTAATGCCTTTTTTCTTCCTGATGCCCTGAAATTATAATGCCCGTTTTTTGCTTACTTTTTCCCTAATGCTCAAACTAACTTCAAACAGATTTTTTGTTTAAATCCGTTTCGGAACTTTCCCCAAAATTTATAATGCCCCTAAAAAGTACCCCCCCTATGTTTCATTTCTGGGGCTGAAATTTCGGAAAATTTTTTTTGCTCAGGTTTATACCGATAAAATGGTCAGATTTTACATTTTTGACATAATTCTGGCTTTTTTCCTGATACGCCGCCGGGCTTGTTGTGCTTGTGTCTACTTTTTAGGCATATGCCTAACACAACGCATTTAAACGGGTTTTGACGGGCTTTTCTCTAAAAGTGGTATATATTACCATTTGAAACAACAAACACGGCATAACGGGCATTTTATGACGTTGTAGCGGTATAGTATCGGCTTTTAGTCCTGTATATCCGTATGACTTCCAGAAACCCGGAAACCCTGTAAAAAGGGATAGCACCCTTTTATAATATGCCCCTGTAAAGCATTTTAACGGCTTTTAAACGGCTTTTAATATAATAGTGGTATAAATACCCATACAAGCATTAAAACGGCTTAAAATGGCTTATAATGATTTATAGCCTTTTAGACTATGCCGGAAAAATGTTCTTGTTATGATCCTTTTTGACTTTTCCGGCTGCCATACTTCCAGAAATAAAGAAATGTATCTGTAAAGCGTTTAAAAGCCTTTTACGGCTCTTTTTATATCTCTATGCTATAATATAATGGTATAGAGAAAAAACAGTTTTAAAAGGATTTTAAACGGGTTATAATATAACCGTTTGCACTAAAAAAGGACCTTTTAAAAGGTCCTTAAAATGCTATTATATTTTATTGCTTTTCTTGTTCTGTTTTTCATATTGTCAGCCCCTTTTTTAATATAATATAGTTTACTCTTTTTTACAAGTGGCTTTTTCTATCTACAATAATTTTTGTTGTTTTTCCTTTTTTCCGTGATGTATGCAACCATTTTTCCGTTATGAGCGGCGGCGGCTTTTTCCGTCTCCTGTATAGCCTGATTTACTTCTTTTGTGTTTTCAGCCTGTAAAGCTGCATTTTTTAAGATTGTAAAGTTTTTTCTTGTTATTGTCATGTGCAAAACCTCCTATATATTTTTATCGGTTATGCGCTCCAGACATAACAAAAAAGTTCTATAATAATCGTTATTATAGGGATTTTGTGCTATAGCTTTAATTTGATACAAGCAATCAATTAAATCAGAAATATCTTTTTCCCGGTTTTCCTCATAGTCGGAAAAATCCAGATCACAAGCCATTTTATATAGTGCTTGTGCTATTGTTTCGGGATCACAACAAGAAATTTTTCCCCTTGTTTCGTTGTCAAGTTCGATTTTTAAAATATCCATAAATTAACCCCCTTAAAATATAATTGTGTGATGTGGTTGTGTATATCCTGATTTTATAATCAAGAAAACCGCCGCCGGGTGACGATCCCGGACAACTTCCACCAATGAGCGGTTATTTTTTTATTTCCATTCTGCCGCTTGATATTCGGGCATTTTTGATATAATATAGCTTTGTAAAGTGTGTTTTAAATTAGTTAATTCTTTGTATAAATCACAATCCGGGATATTGCCCTCATAACATTGATATAAATAGCATTGTAAAGATTTTAAAAATTGAAAGTGATAAGTTAAACCGGCGTATTGTGTGCGATAAATATTAGATTTACTATCGAAAATTGTTTCGCCGATCATTTCAGCATAAGACTGTGGATAACGTGCTTTTAAGGCTTCTTTGTTCATATTGACAAGCATTTCAAAAATTTGTTTTGTCGATTTACTCCCGACTATACGCATTAAACCGTCCGGCATATCATACCCGAAACCATTGAAACCCGTTACCCTGTATGTATCTATCAAATTGGCTATATTACTTAATGTTTCATTACTAACCATCCATGCACTCATATTTTTATACCTCCTTTTTATATTTCCTCAATGTCTTTTTTCCAGTACAATTTTTCCATCCATGCCGCCGGGCTGCTGTAAAATGTCGCTTTTAATTTCTTCGCAAATTCAAAACCTTCTTTTTCGTAATATGCTATTGTTTCGGCGTTTATTTCTGTTATGCCAAAATCATGTTCGCCGCCTTCCATACAAGCACACCCTGAACCGGTTTTTTGTGATGGTATATATTCAAAAGTAAATACAACACCTGCGCCCCACATAGATTTTGATACTGCTAAAATATTATTGTTTGATGTGATGATATAACCGAATGTGTCATGTTTTTTTACTTTGTACGCCTTGCAGCCGCTTGTCTTTGCTGCCTGTAATGCTTCTAATACTGTCATAACTTTTTCCCTCCTGTTTTTGTGATGTGGTTGTGTGGTTTACATTGTTTCTTTTCTTGCTAATGATAATTTGATTATTTGCTCCATTGTTTCCGATAAAATCAAAAAGCCCCGGTTATAATTTAAAATCATTTTTTCGGCTTTTTCGTGATCTTCTGGAAATAATGCCGCCGGGTTTACAGTATCATTAATAGTTTTTAATGTTCTTATATACGGCATTTTTAAAACCTCCTTTTTAGTTTTTTCTTGTTTCTATGGTTATAATATAACACTAATAAAAAGCATTGTCAATATCATTAATAATACTTTTTATAAGATTGTGAAAACTACATAAAAATACATTGTCAAGGATATTAACAATATATGCAATTTGCACAAATAAAAAGCATTGTCAAGGGTATTTTTAAAGATATTAATAATATAAATTAAAAAGAGATTTACAGAAATATTAATAATATCATTGTCAAGGATATTAAAAATTGACTTGACAATACATGAAATTACTGCTATTTATAAATTATAAATTTAATAGGGGTTATGTTATGAGAAAAAAAGAAACTGACTTAAATATAATACAAGCACGTTATCAAAAACGGCTTGACCGTCAAAACAATTATAATAAAACAAAATATGACCATATAAGCATTATTTTAAATTCTGGAAGTAAAGAAAAAGTGTTAAAAGCTGCATCTAATAAGGGGTTTAAAAATGCAAGTGATTATTTTAAATACTTGTTAACTCTTGACGGGATTTTTTTAAATGATCCAGAAAAGGCAGCCGGAAAAGATCAAGAGTAAACTGCTATTAAAAACATGATATATAAAAGCCTATTCAAGTTAACAGCTTGACCGGGCTTTTTTATTTTTGGATATATTAATATTTGATTATAAGGATTATAATTAATTGATTATATAAAGGGGTTGTGTATATGGCAAGAAAAAAAATAAATAATCCAGATTTACAGGAAACTAAAAAAGAATCTGTAAAAGGGGTTATTGATGTAGTACAGAATAGCAATGATTATATATTAAATAATATTGGAGCTTACCTTGAATTTTTACGGGCTGAAATAAAACAGATAATTATTGACGATAATCTCAAATATAGTGATCCTATGGAAAAAAAGAAAATATATCCTGATTTCACATACACACAATTTTTATATTTATTATCCCGATTGTATGACCGGGTATATAGTGTAAACTTAGAGTTATTATGTAAGCCATGTATATATAATAATTATAATAAACCCTTTTATGATCCTGTAAAAATTAAAACGGCTTATGATGTATATTTGAGATTATGTAACTATTACGGCTATAACTGTAGTCCAGACCCATTTTATAAAATGGTTGGTATAGAAGAACATACAATCAGGGAATGGCTAAGCTCCGGTTATAGCCCGTTATACAAAATCATGCAGGAAAACGCAAAAAAAGATACTGTAGCACGTTTTGAGAATAGCCCGGTGCCTATTCTAAGATTAGCAGCAGGAAATTACAAATACAACCTTGATAAGCCGATACAGGAGCATACTACACAAGGAATAATTGACACGTTGCCAGACTTATTAGCGTTAACGGATCAAGAGAAAACGCCGCAAAATTAAATTGTATGTGTAAATGATACAATAATAAGCCGACAAAATACCATAAAAACAGCTATAAAAAACGCTCTAAGCCCTTATTTTATGCGGGTTTAGGGCTTGTTTGCTTTTATTGTAATATTTCGCTAAACTACGGATTATCGCAATTTTACGAAATAAAAAGCCGACAATTTAAAAACAATTAGCAAGCTACATCTTTTGCAATATGCCCGGCTTGCATTCTGGATTTTTGCCGTGGGGGCTGCCGTGGGGGTTTACAGAAACCGCCCCACCCCGCCCCTGTTTAGCCCCTTCAGTAGCGACAAAACAAAAATGTCACTTTCTTGGGTGACAGGAGTAACGTTAAGGATAGACCGAACAGTGATCCCCTGTATAGTATATATAGACCTATAGAGAATACTGATACCCATAACAGTAGTACAGGGATATATATAAAATAATATACCTACCGACAAAACAAAAATCCGCCCTTTCCTGTAGAACTTATACTGACAGTACAAAGAATGATAATCCCATAACTATACATACGATAAAGTTAAGTACATAACTGTACCTTACATAAAGTTTAAGAGAATATATATTAATATAATAATACCTTCCTGTTGCGAATGTACTCTTAATAGGCGATAACTACGCTAAAATTTAAACGTACAGATACATATCCGCGCCCATTCGATAGGTGATGATATGGATGTAGGCGTAGTTAAGCACACAGGAAGGTGGCAGCTTATGAGTGAAGTAAAGAGAACAGCAGGTATTTTAGGCAACGGTGCAATCATTAAGGCATTAACAGACAAGTTTGCCGGAGAAGATGGCATAGTCAGGTGTGTGTCATGTGGCAGGGAAGATATAACATGGCATCATGTAGTGCCGATAGAGATAGGCGGGGCTGATAAGATCAGCAATATAGTTCCATTATGCAAGGATTGTCACATGAACGTTCACTTGCAAAAGTCCATGACGGAAAGATTACATTCGGCAAGATCACGAACAGGGGCATTTGGTGGCAGACACAGGAGTATGCCGGAGAACTACAAAGAAATCCTGAATGACTATGTGTTCTGCCGGATAGGGAAGAAAGAATTATCTGCCAGATGGGGAGTAACGGTTACAAGCCGTAAAGACCCGACAAAGAAAATTCCTGTAGACATGGTTAGGCTGACAGGCAAGAGTTGGTATCGTGACTATCTGCGGGAATTAGGGATTGAAAAAGTGGAAAACCATGTTGACTTTACCGAGGATAAGCGAAATCCCAGAACTCACATCAACATTGGTGATTATGTAGGGACTATAACCTACAAAGATGGCAGAGTACAGGATATATATTATACTCCATTAGCCAAAGCAGAATGATAGTTACCCATTACTTCGACCATCCTTTGATATTCCGGCGCATGATAGGGGCAGTTAGATGGCTGCCCCAAAAATGTGTCGGAGGGCATAACGTTATATAACGTTATCAAATTTGCCCGTAAAGGGGTGTCAAAAGTGCAAATGGTATAAATATACCCCAAAGGGGTGAAACAGGGGTAAATGCCCCCTTTAAATGCGTTACAGACATATTCCACGGGTTAGGGAGTAGGTGACAAAAATGTTTAACAGTGCCAAAGGCGGGATTGACCGTTCTAACAAAACTATATTTATGACTAAAGAGAAATGGGAATCCGTAGTATTGGAAATGCCGGAACACCAATATGTCGATCCTGTGATGTATGCTAAATATGCCAAAAAACTTGGAATGGCATATAACACATTCTGGAAATGGTATCAGGTATGGTATGCGTGTGGAAAGACCACGAAGGTATTACCGTTCATAAAGACCGAAGCGGAGATAAGGGCGTTAGAGAATGACAAGAGAAGAAATCGAGAAACGTCTGAGCGAGTATCAGACTTACCAAAAATACAATGGCGCAAATGAGCAGCTTGTAGATGCCATGGAGTTAGCTGTCCGTTTGGCAGACGAATGTGGTGATCCTAAATTCACGATAGATGTAGCGCATAGGGCTATGAATGTCATGCGTGATTATATGCGGGAAAAAGCACATGGCAGTTTTGAACAGATAGAACAGTTATCACAGGAGAATAAACAGGGTTATAAAATAATAAACCAATACTATAACTGCATGAGGTATGCTGCGAAGTATGAGTTGGATTCATTCTGCCTGTATATCGAGCGTTACAGACCCCGTAAAGAAAGATTCTATGAACCCCGTAGGAAGATGTTGAAGATGGTTGTTGATGCCATTCAGGACTTGGAAGATGATAAACTTGACGAGTTATACCTGCATCAGCCGCCGAGAACGGGCAAATCGCAGATAGTTACATTTGCTACCACATGGCATATAGCCCGTAATGATGAACCGTCAAACCTGTATGTTACATACGCTAATCAGTTAGGCGGGGCGTTTGTGGATGGCGTTATTGAGATAATCAAAGACCCTACATACGCATTTAGTGATGTTTTCCCCGGCGAGAACATAGCGCATACGGATTCAGAAGCCCACAGGCTGAACCTTACCCGTAGGAAGAAGTATGCTACACTTTCGGGGCGTGGCATGGAGGCGGGCTTGAACGGACAGTTTGATGCTAAAGGATGGCTGATACTTGACGATCTTCACGAAGGCATCAACGAAGTGCTGAATCAGGACTTATTGGCTAAAAAGCTGAAATTCTTTAACAACAACGTGCTTTCAAGACAGAAACAAGGGTGCAAGATACTTGGAATCGGCACAATATGGTCACTTAATGACATATTCTGTACCAGACATGAGTTTTTACAGGCGGGATTAGCTGCACCGGGAACACGGTATAAGATTATCAAGATACCTGCCATGAACGAGAAGGACGAATCCAACTTTGACTATGATTTTGGTGTCGGATTCAGTACGGCTAAATATCGTGAGATACGGGCAAGGTTTGAGAATGACGGTGATATGGCTTCGTGGTCAGCACAGTATATGCAAGAGCCTGTAGAGCGTGAGGGTGCGGTATTCCTGCCTGACGATATGAAATATTACAATGGCATATTGCCGAATGAAGAACCCCTGAAAGTCACATTTGCGTGTGACGTAGCGTTAGGCGGTGACGATTACCTGTCATTGCCGATAGCGTATGTGTATGAGGACGGTTCGGTGTATATCGAGGATGTAGTCTACGATAATTCCGAGAAGAAGTTTACTAAACCGCAGGTTATCGACAAGATCATAGAGCATCATGTCACAAGCGGGTACTTTGAGGCTAATCAGGGCGGAGAAGGGTATAAGGACGAGGTTAATGCCGAATTGCAGAGTAAGGGCATCAAGATTAACCTGCGGTCAGAGTATGCACCTACTGATAAGCGTAAAGCACAACGTATCTGGGATAAGGCGGGGTCTATCCGTGAGTATTATTTCCGTGATCCGTCATGCAGAAACAAGCAGTATCGTATGTTTATGACTAACCTATTCAGCTTTAACTTTAAGGCTAACCAGAAACACAAACATCAAGATGCTGCGGACAGTTTAGCGTCACTTGCATACTTCCTTGAAGGTACTTGGGCTAATGCAAGGGTAGAAGCAGCCATAAATCCGTTCCGCCGGAAACAATATCTTGTATGATTCGGGCAAATATACTAAAAAAATACACAAAATATGCAAAAAATACTTGACTTCGCAGATTGAAGTGCTATAAGCAAAATTAGAGAGATATAAAATCCGATATATGCGTCCTATGCAAACTGTAAAGGTTTGCGAGGGCGTTTTTTCTTTTTAGGGCAATGGGAGGCGTAATGAACACACGAAGATTTCAGGACTTGGTAAAGGGTCAGTACGGACGGAAAACTGCATATGTTGACTTTTCAGAAGTTACTCCCGATAACATTCTGAAAATCATAAACAAGGGTGCATCTACGCTGAATTGGAACAGACCTGCTATCCGTTATCTGCATGACTACTACAAAGGCGATCAGCCTGTATTATACCGTGATAAGACCATTAGGGATGATATAAACAATCCTGTAGTAGAGAACCATGCGTTTGAGATCGTATCATTCAAGAACGCTCAGACATACGGCGAACCCGTACAGTGCGTCAGCTTAAAGAATGACGAGAAGATCAACAAGGCTGTAGACGCACTTAACGATTATAACCGTAATGCAAATAAGAGCCTTATAGACATAATGTGCGGTGAGTGGACTTCAAGCGTTGGAACGGGATTTAAGGCTATCCAGAGGACTAAAGCCCCTTATGCAGTTCCGTACAGGCTCATTGCTCCGTCACCTATGAACACCATAGTGGTTTATTCATCCATAACCTTTGAACCGCTTTTAGCTATGCAGCAGTTAAAGGACGAGGACGGGGAGCAGTATTATCAGTGTTTTTCGGAATACCTTGAATACATCTTCAAACAGGGCAAGATAACTGATACACATATCCATGCTTTCGGCGGAATCCCCATAGTTGAATATCCTAACAACGCTGACAGGCTGTCGGACATAGAGTTGGTCATATCCATGTTGGATGCGGTCAACGAAATCCAGAGTAACCGTGTGGACGGTATAGCTCAGTTCGTTCAATCATGGTTCAAGTTTAAGGATTGTGACGTTGACGAAGAAGTGTTCAACAAAATGAAGATGAACGGTGCGTTGGTTGTTAAGTCAACTAACGGTCAGGGCAACGCTGATGTTAGCCTTCTGTCACAGGAATTGAATCAGGAGGGTACGCAGGTTGGCAAGGATGATATTTGGAATAGTGCGTTGGATATTCTGGCTATCCCTAATCGTCAGAGTAACACGGGCGGGGACACCGCCGGAGCCGTATCGCTCAGAAACGGATGGGATTTCGCAAGGCAGAGAGCGAACCTGAAAGACCCGTATGTATGTGTTTCGGATAAACGGCTTAACAAGGTTGCCTTAAAGGTTATCTCACAGGCTGTAACTCCTAATCCTTGCGAGCTTACGGAAATGGATTATGACGTACATATCGTTCATAGTCCTACGGATAACCTGCTTGTCAAGGCTGAATCGCTTGAAATCCTGTTAAGGTCTGGCATACATCCGTTAGTTGCAATTAAGGTTGTAGGCTTATGGGCTGATGCAGAGAAAACATTTATTCAGAGCAAGCCTTACTTGGATGCTTTATGGCATACAGTAGATGATGCGATAGATACCGAGATTGCTAAACAGGGCTTAAATGGTCAGGTTGCAAAGGCTAAACAGATTGTAGGTGATCTGAATGGCAACACGAATAATTGATGAACTGAAAACCATTAAAAGCGAGATAGATGAACTGTCCGTCAGGAAAATCATCATGGATTACTTTGATGATATGGGAATCCCGGAAGAAGAAATAATCAGGCGGACTAATGCAGCTACAGACCTTGAACGTGTGATCCGAAATCTGTTTTTGCTTTCCCTTGCAGCCGAGGTTACAAGGGAAGAACTGATAAACAGGCTTATCTCGGAATACTCACAGATAGTCTTAGCGTATGGCTACAGACCAAATTATGCACACATAGAACGTGTGGCTGAGGATGTTATTGACCATACTTTAGAGAAGTTGGACGTAGAGTACATGACTTCCGAAGATAGAGCGATTACCATTGCGGAAAATGAAATTAACAATGCAGGTAATGGTGATGAACTTTTAGAAGCTAAAGAGAGTGGCAAAACGTTAAAAACGTGGAAGTCATTTCACGATAACAAGACACGGCAAACACATATAGATGTTGATGGGGTGACAATCCCGATAGACGATATGTTTCAGGTTGGCATGGCAGAACTTATGTACCCTTGTGATGAAATCAACGGATATGACAATCCAGAAGAAGTAATTAATTGTCGTTGCCACGCAGAATACACATGATTTTGGCTGAAATAGCAAAAACCCGGAAGGTGACGCATGGCGGGGTATGCTCCCGCTACCTTCCATCTTGCAAACAAGGAGAAAACAAGATGGAAGAATGGAGAGATATTGTTGGGTTTGAAGGGTTATATCAAGTCAGTAACGAAGGTAGAGTAAAAAGAATTTCGCAAAACAAACCTGCGAAACTGCTTAATACTCGACATAACATTGTGTCATTGAGCAAAAAGAATAGCAGAAAGACATTTAAAATTGATTTTTTGGTTGGGATAGCTTTTTTACCTAAAGCACCCATGATGGAGTGCCTAAAACATAAAAACGGTAATGAGAAAGATAACCGAGCAGATAACCTTGAATGGGAAAACAAAACCATGCAAGAAAAGGTTAGCGAGTTGATTATCAAAAGCAAGTTTTTAGGTATTGCAAATTGGAAGATAGAAAAAGATGTTGTTAGTTTTTCCCTTGCAAACAGTACCGAGTATGCAATTTGCGATATTCAAGATTGGGAGAAAATCAAACAATATCGGTGGTATTTAGGGATAAATGGTTATCCTGCCACACGGGTAAAAGGCAAAACGGTATGTTTACATCAATTTTTGATGGCAAGGGAAAAAGGATATGTTATAGACCATATAAACCGAAACAGGCTTGATAATAGACGAGAAAATTTAAGATACGCAAGTTTAAGGGTAAATTCAATAAACACAACAGCAAGAAGCAACTCAGGGCATCTTGGAATTTACATACTGAAATCTGGACGTTATCAAGCTAAAATCAGAAATTCAGGCAAAAATGTTTCGTTGGGAACATATAACACCCTTGAAGAAGCGATAGCTGTTAGGGCAAAGGCTGAGGCTGAATACCATAACCCAATTATTGAGAAAGAAACACATATTTAAGTGTTCTTTATAAATCTTGCAAAGCTGTGAGCGTAAATCAGCAATCCACAAGTGCAGAGAAGCACGTTAAACAATCGGTGGATAGGAAGGTCAATATATGACACGGGAGATTGCCAAAGGCGTACTTGTATCACTTGGAATTGAGAATCCTACTGACGAGCAGGTAACGAATTACCTCAATTCAGTAAACAAAGAAGTTAAGTCAGCAAATGATAAGGCTGAAAAGTATCGTACTGAGGCGGAAAAAGTCACAGAACTACAGAAACAGCTTGACGAGATCAATTCAAAAGGCTTGTCAGATGTGGAACGTGCAAACAAGGCAACGGAAGATGCCCTAAAAAAAGTCGCAGAACTTGAAAAGAATATCAAGACTATGCAGACACAGAAGCAACTTGCAGAATTAGGCATTGTCGGAGAACAGGCGAATACCTTGTTTGATGAAGATGGCAATGTCAATTTTAGTGTATTCGGTCAGATATTGTCCGATACCAAAAAGAACGCTGCCTCAGCCAGAGAAGTCGAACTTGCAGGAAAAGCAGGTAATCCCGGCGGACAGGGCGGAAGTGGTAGTGAAACAGAGAAATCTGTAGCCGAAACCTATGCTGAGGGTTATGCAAAGCGCATGACCGAAGGCGGTAAGGCACAGGGTGATGCAATGGCATCATACTTAAAATAATCCGAAAGAGAGGAAAAAGATTATGAATTTCACTTCTAATGCAGTTGAAATGACACCTGAAATTCTGAAAAGAAAACTTGGTGGCGAGTATTTAGTTCCCGTAACTATCGCAGCTACCGAATTTGCTTACACAGAAGTAATCAAGGCAGGTACTCCCATAGCTGCTGACGGTACAGTAGCAAAAGACACCGTAATTGACGAGTACACAAGCACAAGCAATGCAGTAGGCATCCTGCTTAATGATGTTTATGTAACTAACCCTAACGGATCACTTATCAAGGCATTTGCAGCAGTTAATGTTGCTAACTGTCCTAAGGTTGATAATGCGAGCGTTATTACTGACGCTGTTAAGGCGGCTCTGCCCCTTATTGCTTTTGAATAATTTAGAGGGAGGAAAAAAACATGAGATTAAGAGATGCTTATTCATCTAAAGCTATTGCTATAGTGCATGAAAATGCAGCAAGCAACCAGATACCTTATCTTGGCAGCCTTCTTTTCCCTGCTAAGAAGAAGATGGGTCTTGATTTAAAGTGGATTAAGACCTCAAAGGGACTTCCTGTATCACTTATGCCGAGTGCATTTGATACTAAGTCCACAATCAGAAGCCGTGAGGGTATCAAGATTGATAAGACCGAAATGGCTTACTTCAAGGAGAGTATGCTTGTTAAGGAAGTTGATGAGCAGGAAATCCTTAGAGTAAAGGATTCTGCTGATCCTTACGCACAGGAAGTCCTTGACCGCATCTTTAATGATGCTGAAACCCTTGTAGCCGGAGCAGAGGTTGTTCCTGAGAGAATGATTATGCAGCTCCTTAACCCTACAGGCGGACATCCTTCAATCAGTATTGCGGCTGATGGTGCTACATATTCTTACAACTACGATCCTACTAACAGCTATTCCACAAACAACTATGAGGCACTTACAAGCCATGCTTGTTGGAATGACCTTACTGCTGATTCTACAGCAGACCCTGTTAAGGATATTCAGGATGCACAGGATGCAGTTGAAACTCTTACAGGCACAAGACCTTCAATCGCTATCATGTCCCGTGAAACCTTTAACTATGTAAAGGCTAATCCGAAGGTTAAGAGCTATATCCTTGCACAGAACCCTACTGCAAACGTAATGATTACTGATGCAAAGGTTAAGGAATTATTCCTTACCGAGCTTAGCATCAACATTATCGTTTACACAAAGAAGTTCAAGACCGAGGCAGGTGTAACCACTCAGTTCTTTGCAAATGGATTTTGCGCACTCATTCCTGAAGGCGCACTTGGTAATACTTGGTTTGGTACTACTCCTGACGAGCGTACACTTATGGCTGATCCTAACTATGACACAACACTTGTTAAGACAGGTATTGCTGTAACAGTTACTACCACAAGTGATCCCGTACAGACAAAGACCACCGTTTCCGAGATCGTTCTTCCTTCATTCGAGAGAATGGATGAAACATACGTTATCAAGGCTTACTAAGCCGAAAGGGAGGCAGCCATGAAATATCCGTACACGGTTAAATTTAATGGCAAGAAATACTTTCCCGGCGAGGACGTTCCTATCGAAACTGAAAATACTGAAACCGTAGCGGTTACTGAGGAAGTAGCCGTTACGGAATCGGTTGAAGAACCCGTAGAGAACGAAGCCCTTGACGAACCGAAATCAGTGCTTGTTAAAAAGCCTGAGAAGAAATCAGAAACAAAAAAAGGCGGAAGGAAACCTAAAGCATAAATCTTTATGCAAGGAGGCTGACAGATGGTTGACATAAGTTCACTTAAAACACAGATAACAAGCCTCTTGGCAACGGAATTAAAGAACGAGGACGGTTACAATGTTGACCTTCTGGCAAATAAGGTTGAGATAGCCATAAGGGATGTAATGGCAAGGCGTGAGTATGGCAATAGCAACTACACGGACAAGAAGATACTTGACGAACTGTCTACAAGGTATTTTTCAACCATTACAAACCTTGCAAGGTACGATTACAACCAGAGTGGTGCTGAGGGTCAGAAAAACCATTCCGAAAATTCCGTATCAAGGACTTGGTACGATAGAAACAAGATGTTAAGTGATGTTCACGCATTTGTCAAAATCCTATAAGGGGGTGACGATATGCCTGACATTACAATAACGCTTACTACGTTGATCTCGATTATTTCTGTTGGGTGTGCCGTTTATTTCGGGATTAAGTCAAAGAAACGTGCAGATGATGAAGAAACTGTTAAAAAGGCAGGAAGTGTTATCAGACTTGAAGAAAAGATTGATACGCTGACTAAAAGTTTTTCAGATTTTGCTACGGACATAAAACTTGAAATCCGGGATATGCGGAAGAACTTTGATGAAGTCAAGACCGAACAGGCAAGACAACAGGCAACGATTGAAAGTATTTTAAGCAGATTGCAGAGGTTAGAGGGTAATTGATATGCGGACTTTGAGAAAGAATAAGCAGAAAATCTATTACGCTGAGAAAACCGCCAGAGAAGCGGAAAGCACAACGGACACAATAACCGTTGACGGGGAAACCGTGTATATTGACGAGGGCGATTACACGTTGTCTTACTCCGATCCGACAGCCGTATTAGCTAACATAAGTTTCTCCGGCGGTGATTCTATGGACGTAGAGTTTGGGTTAGATATGTCTGCTTATGACGCTATCATTGTTACGGATAAACAGGCATTGCCTATAACTGAAACAAGTCTTATATGGTTTGAAACAGAGCCACCTTCGGGTACAAATGACGGGTCTACAGCAGACTACAGCGTTGTGGCTGTAAGGACAAGCCTGAATCAGACCAAAGCTATCTTGAAAAGGCGTGTGAAGAATGGTAATCAAAGCGAAACTTAATTCGGCTGACATTAAGAGAATGGCTGTTGACGTAGAACGGTATCAGATTGAGTTTCAAATCAAGGTGCATACAGTTTTACAGAGATTGGCTGACAAGGGAATAGTTGCTGCGGCAATGTCCGTTGGTAATATGGGACGTTACATAACATTCTCAAAACAGAACGATCCATACGGAGTTACGGTTGTAGCACAGGAAACAAGCGTAATCATAGCCGAGTGGATAAGATATGGACATTTAGTCCACGCAGAAGTTTCACCCTTGCTTATGTCCGAGTTTGGTGCGGGCAGACACGCAATTATCTGGGAAGGTGTGACAGAGCATACAAATACTTTGCCGGACGGAAAACAGATAGGGCGTGGAACATTCCCTAACCAGACACACGCATTTGAGAATAGTTGGTATTACATGGATTTAAGCGGTAATTGGCAGGTTGCGTCAGGCGTTAAGCCTACAAGACCGTTGCACAATGCCGTAATAGAAATAATAACGCAAGTAGAAGCTACAGCAAGGGAGGTGTTCGGAAATGGCTCAGAGTGATTGGGTATTCAGTATCGAACCGAAGATTTACACAATCATTAAGACAAGGCTTGAAAAGTCTTTGAAAACCACTTATCCGAATCTGTATATCACTCAGCAGGAAAAGCTGAATGATGATACAAGCCTTCCGGCAATCTATATCAAGATGCTTGACAGCCCCGAAATGGGTGCTGATCTTGATAATACTACTGTTAATGCTTTGATGGCAACCTTTGAGGTTCACATCACAATAGCTAAAAGCGGTACGGATAACGGATTAGCGGGTATGCGCAAAATAGCTTCGGAAGTGTTGAGTAATTTTAAAAAACTCCGCTTTAATGTCATTTTCAGAGGTGAGATCAACAGAGAAACTTCTGATACCTATTCCTTTATTTCAAGGTATAGGCGAGTGATAGGGGCGGATGAAGAAATCAATCTTTAATAACCTTACAAGGAGGATAAAGAAATGGCAGATGCTACGATCATGGGTTTATCTACTTTAGGTGTTACCTTCGGTTACGGCGTTGAATCAGCAGGTTACGCAGGAGAGAAGCCCACATCTTTCACACAGCTTCACAGAATCAACAATATCGGCGGAATCACAGTAAATCCTGCTACTATTGATGCTTCGGCATTAGAGGACTATGTAACAAAGACCGTTGCAGGACGTGGTGAAACAGGTGGTACTTGGACTATCACAGTTAACTTCACAGACGAAACCGCTACTGAATGGGGCAATCTTATTCAGGCTTATCAGACCGCAAAGGCAAGCAACCTTAATATGTGGTTTGAAACAATCGCTCCCAACTTAACAAAGGCTTTCTTTGTAGTTGCACAGCCCCCGGAGGCTATACCTCAGCCTGAAATGGCTCAGAATGGTCTTATGACCGTTGAGTTCCCTCTTGTCATTGTTGACCCGAAGGGAATGGACACAAAGGTTGCATTTAGCTGATAGTCAGCTTTGCTTCATACAAACCCCTGAAAACGGAACGGGGCGGCGAAAGCTGCCCCTTCCCTTTAAGGATAACATAAAAATGTAATAAGGGAAGGTAAAACATATGAAAACAATAACAATCAAAGGTAAAGAATACAAGATTAAATTTGGATATAACAGTTTTTGTGACACAGACCTGTTGGATCGTGCATCCGAGATTATGGGAATCCTTACGGACAGAACCATAACCAAAAAGGATAGCGAATTTACAGTTAAGATGTTCAAGACCACCAGAGAGTTACTTTTTGAAGGCTTCAAGAAGTTTAACCCGGTAGAAAGCCTTGAAGCTGTCGGTGATCTTCTGGATGATTACTTTGATGAAGGTACAGAAGAAGATGCACACGGTCTGATGGACGTTTTCGGCATAGTAGCACAGGAACTACTTGCAGAGGGTTTTTTCGGCGATCTTCTCAAGAAGTCAGAGAAAGCGATTTCGCTGATGGAGGAGAGAGCGAAGAAGAACCAGAAGAAATCCCCGAAAACCTGACATACACAGAACTTTTTTATAAAAAACTGCTGCCTATGTATGTAGCATTAGGACTTACCAAACAGGAAGTCATGGATGCTTGCCCGATAGAGGTTGAGTATGTGTTTGAAGCACAGAAGATCCGTAATCGTATGCAGGACACAAAGAATTGGGAATTGGGCTTATATATTGAATCGGCTGTAGCTACGGCGGTTGAACATAACCTTGCGGGCTACAAAGCACGTTCCGAATATGTAAAAGAACCGTTTACCCATAAGATTGCAGAAGATGAAGCAAACGAGCGTAAGTTAAAGGATAATAACAGATTGCTTATGGCTACGCTTGATACATGGGCTAAAAATTGGCATGGCAAGCAGGATTAACGGAGGATTACACAATGGCGGATTTAGAAACCTTAACGTTACAAATAAATGCTGAATCGCAAAAGGCTTATGATGCCATTGGTAAATTGGCACAGAGATTAGATTCTCTTTCCGTCAGCATAGCAAAACTTGAAACGGGCAAACTGAATCAGCTTTCATTCGGTTTGTCTAATCTTAATGCCGTAATCCAAAGCATGAACGATAATTCCTCTAAGTGGGATTACAAAAGGATCGTTACTAACATAAGTCAGTTAGCACTTATCAATACTGCCGGATTAGATAACGTATCAGTTTCACTTAGTCAGTTATCGAGTTCTATAGCGGGATTGGCTAACGCTGCTGATATTACAGATAGCGTTAAGTCACTTATATTAGCATTGGGTAAGTTGGGTAACAAGAACATTACTAATGCTATCGTTAACATCCCGAAACTTGAAAAGGCATTACGGCACCTGTTTAACACTATCGGAAGTGTTAAGAATATTGACCAGAGCATTATTGATTTTACGAACAGCCTAACTAATCTTGCGTCACAGGGAAGTAAGATTGGTAGTGCTACACGTTCTATAAATAGTTCCTTAAATAGTTTCAGTACCTCGGCTCACAGGGCAACGAGAAGATCATTAAACCTTGCAAGTGCAATAGGCAAGATGTATGCGGAGTTCTGGATCGCTATGAGGGCAGCGTCAGGGCTTAAAAAAGCCTTTATGAGTGCTGCGGATTACCTCGAAGCATACAACTACTTTGATGTAGTAGCAGAGAAGATAGGTACTGATACATTCCATAAAGCGGGCATTGGTAGTGCTGACGAATACGCTGATGCTTTCGTTTCAGAAATGAAGCGTAAGATGCACCAGATGTCAGGACTTGAATTAGACCTTGAAGATAGGCTTATCAAGACTACTAATGCTAAAAATCTTGGCTTAAATCTCACAGAAATAACTCAATATCAGGCATCTATAGCAAGTATCACTAACGCTATGGGACAGGCCCAGGAAGTATCTACTGCTACTGCTAAAGCATTTAGTATGTTGGCGGCTGATATGGGTTCGCTCCGTAACGTTGACTATGAACAGGTTGCAAGTAACTTACAATCGGCATTAACAGGGCAGGCAAGGGCATTATACAAGTATGGTATTGATTTAACGGCGGCTACGCTTGAACAGTACGCTTACGCTAATGGTGTAGAAAAAGCCGTATCGGAAATGACACAGGCTGAAAAGGCTCAGTTGAGATTGCTTGCGATACTTGACCAGAGCAAGGTTGCATGGGGCGATTTAGCGCATACCATTAACTCACCTGCTAATCAGCTTCGTATGTTGAAAAACAACTTTGCTGAATTAGGTACTGTAATGGGTCAGTTATTTATCCCTGTAATGCAGAGAGTATTACCGTGGGTAAACGGCTTATCCATAGCATTTAAGAACCTGTTAGTGGATATTGCAGGTCTGTTAGGTATTCAGTTAACGCTTGACGAGTTCGGTACGGGATTTTCAGACGTAATGGAAGAAGATACCGAAGCCGTTGATGATCTTAACAAGTCTATGAAGGAAACCAAAAAGGGAATCCGTGAATTTGACGAGTTAAAGGTAATCGGTGGTGACAAGAGCAAGGGCGTTAGCGGTCTGGCAGACCAGATAGACCTTACCGAACAGATTGTCAAGGCGACAGAAGAATACGAAAGAGTATGGGATGAAGCCTATGAGAAAATGAAGTCTAAGGCTCAGGAGATAGCTGATAATATCGGCAATGCCTTAAAACCCATAAAAACAATCGTAGAAGATTTCCATGTGGGTGACTTTTTCAAAGCAGGTAGTGATATTTCAAACCTTGTCATATCGATTACTGATTTCTTTACAGATGCTATTGAAAGTGTCGATTGGGAGGCTTTAGGCGAGAAGATTGGCAAGTTTATTGAAGGCATTAAGTGGGGCGAGATACTTGCAAGCGTAGCCAAACTTGTATGGTCAGCTATACAGGGTGCTTTTGACGCATGGCAAGGTTCATTTAGTGTAGCTCCGTTTGAAACAGCATTGCTTACCGCATTTGCACTTCTTAAATTTACAGGCTTAGGCAATACTGTTTCTACAAACCTTGCAAAGTCTATTGGCAAGTGGTTTAAGACAAAAGGCGTTGATAGTGCTTTTCTTGCTAAAGCGGGAATCGGAGCAATATCCGTTGGAATATCACTTGCACTTACGATTGATAACGTTAAGAGTGTTAGTGCGGGTGAATATGCAGCTTTCAGTTTGAAGAGCTTATCAAAGTCGGCAATTAGTTCACTTTTGAGTGCAGCAGGGTTTACTTCTATAGCGTCAGCGTTAGGCTTCGGGCATTTAGGTATAGTATTCGCAGCTACAGCAGGGTTAAGTCTTGGAATTAATATTATTGCTGCGAAGTTGGCTGAACCTAAACCAGATATAGAAAGAGAACTTATCAGACAGCAGTATCAATGGGTAGAAGAAAGTCACCTTGATACTATGGAGATAATTACAGATATTACTTTAAAAGCGGGGGAAGTTACCGATCAGTTGGGTGATATTGATTTCTATGCTTCCAAAGTTAAAGACCTTACTGAAAGATATAACGAATTATCAGAAGCCGAAAAGAAAGAACTTAAATTCTATTCTGACGAGCTTATCAAGATCATGCCTGATATTGCAAGTCAAATTGACGAAATTACAGGAGCATATAAAGGCGAAACAGACGCTCTTGAAAAACTGATTGCTACTCAAAAAGCACAGATAGAACAACAGGCGTTGATTTCTATTACGTCAGATATTGAAAAGCGGAAATATCAGATTGAACCTGAATATGAACGCTTAAAGAAAGAAGCCGAAGAAGCAGAAGCAGCTTTCCACGAAGCTAATAACGCTTTGAGAGAATCAGGCATAATAGACCCTTATTATATCGACAGATTAATCCATAACGGCGGAAGTGTAAAAGGCATAGAAGATGAAAAGTTATCTGAATATGCGAATAGTTTACATGATTTATACCTAAAAGCTGTTGAATCAAGAAAAGCATTTAATGTTATAAGTGGTGATTGGGAAGAACTTTCAAATCAGTATGATTACTACATGGGTAAATACGAAAAAGCAGTAGAGGTTACTCTTAATAATACTACTGAAAACTTGAAAGATTCTAATACAGCAAACGCTAAAGTGATTAACTCACCGAAATTACCTAATGCCGTTGAAACGGTAATGACCAAAATTGATGGCAAAATCAAAGATGGCAAGACAGTTTCGCTATATGACATGAACCAGATGTTTAATGGTATCAACAATTCGTTTGCCGGACTTGGGGAAGGTGAAATCCCTGCCGAAGTTCAGGAAACAATGGACAACATTAAACAGGCGATTTTGAACAACTCACCTATGCTTATTAACTATATGGCTACACTCCGTCAACAGATGGAAGATGCTTTTGTTAATGCGGCTTATGACAAAGAGGGTGCTGTTGTTTGGAACGTAAACAGTATTTCATCACGTTTAGGTAGAGATATAGGCAAAATTGAAGAAGCTATACAGTACACCGCAAAACCTGTTTTGGGAAGTCTTGAAGATGATCTAAAAGAGTTATTCGGTGGTACGTTACCCGAAGAAGTTGATAAGAAATATAAAACACTTGCTGATACAATCAAAAACGGACAGGGTGCTACGGCGGTTAGAAATGCACTTGGCGATTTAACAGATTCATTTAAGTCATTTGCTAAAAAGGCAGGAATGAATATAGACCTGTCGCTTGGATATGCAATAGATGAAAACGGACATTTTGTTTACAAAGCTATTGAGGGTGTTTCGGATGGTACTGAAACCACCTACAAGAAGAAGAACGAAATGGCTTCACCGTCCAAACTATATAAGCGTTTAGGTAAGTATATTCCTGACGGTATAGCACTCGGTATTGAGGATGGCACGAATGAAGTTGACAAATCTATGGATAGGTTGGCAACTTCTATGCAAGCCGAATTTAAGGGTTACAAGTGGAATATCCCGTCACTCAATATTGGCAGGTCTAATGTTGGTAGCAGTTTCAACTACGGCAATATGGATAGCAACAACGCTTTCATGTCACAGATGGCGAGTGCAATTAATCAGGCAGCAGCTAACGGGCAGACAGAGGTTGTATTCAGGATTGAGGGCGATCCTCATGGAATGTTTACAGTAGTGCGTGAAGAAGATGCACGTTATAAGAACAAATTAGGGCATAGTGCATTTGCATAAGGAGGCAGGACATGGCATACGCAGGATATTTAATCAAGATCGGTGATTATACCATACCTTTAAGTTTGATAAAGGCTGATAGCTATTATGCTTATGTAAATATGCAGGATTACGAACCTTGGACGGATGAAAAGGGCTATTTGCATAGGGATGCGGTAGCCCTGAAAGCCTTAAAGGTTGAGTTTGAAACTGTACCTCAGCTAAATCACACACAGTTTGCAACGTTAATGTCAAATATAGCGGCTCAGTACATTACGGGCAAGGAAAGAGGCAGGGAATGTAACATAACCGCTTATATCCCTGAATTAGATGATTATGTTACCCAAAGGGGATATATGGCAGACTTCAAACCGCAGATGTATTTAGCGTCAGCAACGGAGATAAGATATGACGCTTGCCGATTATCATTTATCGGTGGCGTAACAACAGCAGCAGATTAAGGGTGATTTTTATGGTTGAAGAATGGAAAAGTGTTGTCGGTTATGAGGGTTTATATGAGGTTAGCAATACGGGTAAAATAAAAGCATTGGAACGATTAGTAGTGAATAATGGCGGGTTACAACATAAACACGAAAGAGTATTAAAACCAAATTACGGGAAAAATAACCACGGTTTAGTTGTTCTTTGCAAGAATGGGAAAACAAAACCACATTTAGTACACAGAATTGTTGCAGAGGCTTTTATCCCAAATCCAGAGAACAAACCTAATATAGACCATATTGATACTGATTGTACTAATAATTGCGTTGAAAATTTGCGTTGGTGTACGCAAAAAGAAAACTGCAATAATCCATTAACAAGATTACATGGTTCACAGGCAAAAAAGGGGCATCCTTATTGGGGCAGACCACTTACTTTAAAAGAACGCAAGAAGATTTCTGATAAACTGACAGGGCGGTTGTTTTCAGAGGAACACAAAGCCAAATTAAGGAAACCCAAAAGGAGGAAGAAAGCATGACAAATGTTAAGTTATCTGACAAAGTGTATTTGATTTTGAAGTGGGTTGCGCTTATCTGTATTCCGGCAATAGTTACTTTTTTGTCGGTAGTCTTAGGGGTTCTTGATGTTAACCCTAAAACAGTAAACGTAATTGTAACTATTATCGGTGCAATCGGAACGCTAATAGGTACTCTTATAGGCGTTAGTACAGCTAACTACAATAAGGAGAAGAATAATGGCGAAAGTGACAGCTAAATTTTCAGAGTTTAAATCATACTTAATTGCCATGCTTGGCATGATGTATGTACTTGGTGCGCAAGGTGAAAGGTTTGTAGAATTACTACATAAACTTTGTGCTATGGAAAAGAATGATCCTAAACTTGTCCAGAACGTACTTACCTTGTTACAGAAAAAATTAGATGCAGGAATAGATATTGCTACACTTTTGGCATTTGACTGCTCAGGTCTTGGCATGAAGTGGCTTATGTCAAAGGGCGTATTTGCTTACGATATGCGGGCTAAGGATATGTATAACGCTATTCCTAACAAGATTGAACGTTTAGAGTTAGTTAGGGCGGGCGATTTTGTGTTTACAGATTCACTTGGTCATGTTGGCTATGCTATTGATGAAAAGACCGTTATTGAGGCTAAGGGGACTGCGGATGGCGTAGTAATGACAGACTTATTCAAACGTGAGTGGAAAAAGATTGCAAGACCTGATTGGTGGGTTGATCTTAACGAAAAACCTGTACTCAGGCGTGAACTGAAACTTACAGACCCGTATATGCGTGGTGAGGATGTAAAGACGGCTCAGGCGTTGCTTACCGAAAAGGGTTACAACGTTGGTCAGATTGACGGAGTTTTCGGCAAGAATACTGAATATGCAAGCCGTAACTTTAAGCATGATAACGGTCTTAGTGATAAAACGGGTACTATCGGCAAGAAAACCGCCGAAAAGTTAGGTTTTATCTGGGAAGGATAAGAACATGGTTGAATATGCTTACCGGGATTTATTTTACAAGTCCCATCAAACCAAAGACATACTGATAGTAGATGAAGCTGCTTCGGTTACGCCTGTTACGGGGCAACCGCCACTTGTTGAATCTGCTACAGTTGAGATACATACGGCTGACGTTAAGACCAATACCTTTAGGTTAGAGGAAAGTCTTTGTTCGGAAGATGATCTTACATGGGGATTACTCGAAAGTGCGGAAGTCAGTTTTACGATTAACAATAAGGCGAGTATTCCTAACTTAAAGACTAACACGGATGATTTAATGCTGAATATCTACATCTACTTTAACGGGGATAGCGATACCTTGTTTCAGGTAGGACAATATATCTGCTATTCGGACAAGTATTCGGCTGACAGGCGTACAAGAGATATAATCCTTTATGACGCTAACCATTTTTTAAGGGATTGGGATATTACGGAATGGTATAACGAGGTTTACGCTGACAATGATAATGAACCTTTGACCATTAAGGAATTAAGGGACAGCCTGTTTGAATATATAGCTACAGACTTTGATTACATTATCGAACAGAACGAGGAAACCGAACTTGTAAATGACGATTATTACGTTCCGAAAAATATCGAGAGCGATACGATCACATTTGGCTTTTTTATGGGCGGATTGCTTAATGCTAATGGTGTGTTCGGACACATAAGCAGAACGGGCGTATTTGAGTATCTTACGCTTGTTAAATATGATGCTGAAACAGTTGGAACTGTTACTGATGATTTCAGAAAGCCGCCTACAACTTATGAGGACTTCGCTGTTTGGGGCATAGGCTTTGTTAGGGTTTATGACCAGAATAACATTCAGCTTGCTTATGAGGGTTCATCATCCTACAGGCATCCGAGCGTTTACAATATCGTTGACAACTTTGTACTTTCAGGCATTAAGAGTTTGCCTGACGGTGAGGACAACATTAAACAGGCTACGCTTAATATCCGTGAACAGGTTACGCATAGGCGTTATGCCCCTATGAATGTCGAACACGTTGGCGATCTTTGTATCGAGGTTGGCGATAACATTAAGGTTGTCGGTGACATAGGTGAGTATAACACATATGTCCTTGAACGTCATTTAAAGGGTTTAGGCAGTATGCTTGATACCTATACAAGCCGTGGCAATCGTAAACAGCCTAAGTATCAGATTAACGATAAATGGCACGTTGGGGATAGTCAGAACAATTCGGCTGATGGTGCGGGTGGTATCGGACAGGTTAATGATGAATCCGCAGAAATGTTTATCAAGTATTGCCGAAACACGGGCATACGGTTCTTGCAAGAACCTAAAAATGTCAGTGCTGTCTATACCGATAAGTACAAGAAAACTCTTTCAACCATGTACGTTAACACAGGACGTACAGGCGAAAGCAATATACATGATGGTGATACTACAAATCCTATATCTGTTTGGGATTCTGGCAGTTCTACAGTAAAGCAATACACAGTTACCGAGGGTGATTACCTTAAATACGATAACAGGGCAGGAAATGGTACTGAATACCCACAGGCAACCACACAGCCGTTATATGTATTTGACGGTTCAAAATGGGTTTATGTAGGTATTGCAAGCGGCAGTTCTGGAACGGGAACGAATGAGTATTACGGTGCTATCGGTGCTGCGATTGCCGAAGCTACAAACAATGAAATATATGAGGGTAGCACTTGCAACCATATTACATTAACGCCTTATACGGACTACTTTACGGAAGAAGGAATTGAAAGTACGCCGTATAGTGTGTGTGGCAAACGTAATGGAACTACGCAGGTTACAGAAACAAAGGTTTATACGCCTATATATGGTGACATTGTTTATAACGTTAACGGACACAGTTACAATTATCAATATCCGGGTGTATGGCATGAACAATATCCCGTACTTACAGAACCTATCGAGATAGATGATGACCCTCATGTGGAACTTAAATGGCAAGACCCGTCAGACATATCTACGAATGAACCAGAACCGCAGATATGGGTAGGGACTATAGTAGTCAGAAGCGAAACAGGTGTCCCTGTACATCCGTGGGATGATTGCGATATACTTGTTAATAGCACTACAAGGGATGAATATTCTGCAACGCCTTTTAAAGATTATGACGTTGAGGAAAACAAGAAATACTATTACGGAATATTCCCGTATAGCAATTTCACAGATAACGGGGTAACAAAACAACGCTACAGATTTACAAAGGTTGTCAGCGTTAATACGCAAAGGAATCTGTTAGCTCCGTTGATTACAGAGATTTACCTTGACGGAAACAATGTTGAAGTTGGTTTTGAAATGCCTGTACTTACTTCTGGAACTTACACATTACAGAAATTAGGCTACAAGAAGGGTGCAATACCTAATAGCCTTGCTGATTGTGACGGTTCGGTTGACCTCGAACATGAGGTTAGTCCTGCTACAGTATCTACGTTGGATAATCAGGCAAGATACTATTTCGTTATCTTTGCAACTACAAGCCGTGGTGATAATCTTGTTAGCGATCCTGAATATATCGATTACGATATTGGACGTTTGATGCTGATCGACAGCTATAACCACTACATCAATCCTATCGTAGAGTTAGAAAATGCGGGATACCTTGACGGTCAGATTAACAAGGAAACTTGTTACGCATGGTATCAGGAAGATGGAACGTTCATGTTCTATGATAGGACACAGGCTCAGGCTAAATTCGTACCGAAAACGGCTATGCGTAAGGGTAGTGCTACAAAGATGGTTATTGAGGTTACTACAAAGGCTGAATATAACTATCCTGACTTTGGAT